AAATAATCCCGATATAAAGGCAATCACAGACCATATAACAATAAAAAATGTGGAACGTGTTGAATATAGTATTGATGTTGAATATAGCATTTGTAATTCAGATATATCGGCATTAAATATTATACAGCAAGATGTTAAAAGCAACATATACGAATATACAGAATGGCAAAGCCAAAAAATCGGCAGAGATATTGATATTCAAAAACTAATATCATATATCATTCAAGCAGGTGGACGAAAAATCAGAGTAAATTCTCCGTCTGTAAAAACCATAACAAATACGCAAATTGCGTACTGTACAGGTGTTAATATCACTTACAAAGGTACAGTTGAAGAATAGAATACAAACGGGCAACTTTTAGATTATGTTTATAATCTTTAATTTGCCTGTTTTTTTATGGAGGGGTATAAATGACAGATAAAGAGCAAGAATTGGTAGAGATAAAAAAGGCAATATCTAAAATTTTAAATGGCGGACAATCATATAGGATTGGAAACCGAACAATGACAAGAGCAGATTTAAAAACTCTGTACGATATGCAGACCAAAGTTGAGAACGAAATCGCCGAGAGTGAAAAAGGCGGCATACTCGGACGAAACGCATCGGCAGCGGTTTTTGATAGAAGGTAGAGAGATGTTATATACGACAAAACAAGGCGATACATGGGATAAAATCGCATATGAACAGTATAACAATGAAGAATTGATAAAGACGTTATTAACTGCAAATCCGCAGTATATTGACATAGCCGTTTTTGATTATGGTGTAGTTTTAGAAATACCGACTATATCAAAAACTGATGATGAAATATTCTTACCACCGTGGAGGAAAAATAATGAGTTATGATTTTGTAAATGCTCCTCGCAGAGCCTTGGCGAAAATTGAAATACAAGGTAGCACAGTGTGGGGCGGTATCAGTTCATACAACCGAGATTTAACATTTACAGAAGTCGCAAGCGGTGAAACCGACAGCTTGGATATAAAACTTCACGATTGCGATAACCATTGGTTAAATGATTGGTTAATCGATAAAGGTACACGACTTTTGGCAAGAATTGAATTGGAAAATTGGGATAAACAGAATGAATATCGCACAATAGATTGTGGTGAATTTATATGCGATAGCATAAAAGTAACAGGCTATCCGATAGAAGTTGTAATTCGTTCTATATCAATCCCCGTGAATGGCACAAAAAATACGAAGAAGTGGGAGAAAGTTTCAGTCAGTGCCATAGCACAAGATATATGCAATAATTTAGGAGTTGGATTGGAGTATTACGCAGATAACATTGTTATTAAATCTCAAACGCAGTCGCAGCAGACAGATATAGATTTTTTGTTCAAGGTATGTCAAGAGTATGGATTTGGAATGAAAGTGTATAAAAATAAAATCATTATTTTTGATAGGGCAAAACAAGATGAAGCGGAAAGTGTCGGCAGTTTTGAAGTGGGTGCTATTTCTGAAAGTTTTGAATTGTCCGACAATGAGGAGGGTTTTTATACCGGAGTGAAAATGAAGTATAAAAACGAGGGTGAAGATACTGAAAGGGAGTATATATACGGCGAAAAAGAAAAAATGCTGACACCAAGTACAACCGCATCGTCAATACAAGAGGCACAAATAAAAAGTAAAGCAGCGTTGTATAATGCAAATTCCACAGCTATTAAATTAAAAATGAACTGTATGGGAGGTACGCCGATATATCCCGGCTCAAATTATTATTTTTCAGGATTAGGAAAATATAGCGGGAAATATGGTGTAGACAAGGCAACACATTATATTGGTGAAAATGATTTTTATACAATTTCAGTAGAAGCACACGCAATAAATCTTGAAAAAGACGATGCGGCGGCAAATTGAAAATGACGAGGAAAAGAAAACCGTAGGTAACTATGTTATGGGTTATATAGACGGTAAATATATGATAATTCGGAGGCGGAATATATGGGTTTTATAGAGAAAATCTCGCCAAAGTGGGCGTATAAACGAGAGGCATGGCGACAGGCGAATGAAATTCAAAAGAGAAATTACGATGCCGGAATGTATGACAGACAAAATCGAAATTGGTTTGCACATAATGAAAGTGGCGAACAAACCGATAAATATTTTAGAGGAACTGTCCGAGCGAGAAGCAGGGACCTCGAACGAAATAGCGATTTAATGAATGCCAACATACACCCGTGGGTAAGGAATGTAGTCGGTAAGGGGTACACCCTTGAGGCTAAAACAGACGATGAGGAATTTAACGATAATATTGAAAAGCTATGGGTAAAATGGTGCAAAAAAGATAATTGTGACGTAACAGGTTCACAGTCATTTTGGGAAATGGCACGAATGGCAATCAGACGAAAACGTGTAGATGGCGGTATTTTGTTTATAAAATGCTATACAAGGGGCGGCATAGTTCCGTTCAAATTGCAAGCGTTAGAGGTTGACGAATTGGACGAAGTTCAATCAAAACCGAATTATGAGGGAAATAAGGTCGTTGGCGGTATCGAATATAACAGCTATAACAAGGCTGTCGGCTATTGGATAAAAGAATATGACATTGAGGGTTATTTAAAGTCTGTAAGTAGGTTTGTTGAAAGGAAAAACGTGATTTTTTATTTTTCAAAAACACGTCCCTCTCAAATACGAGAAATGCCCGAAATGTCAGCGACAATCGGAAGAATAAAAGAAGTAAACGGCTATATCGAGGCGGCAACCATCAAAGAAAGAATTGCAGCTTGTCTATCGGTATTTATAAAAAAGGAATTACCGACAGGCGGTATAGGTCGTACAAATACGGTAAAGGGAAATCGAAAGTATGATGATTTGGAACTGACACCGGGTTTAATTACTGATTTGAATGCAGGTGATGATATTCAGGTTGTAAATCCGGGCAATTCAGCTACAAACGGCAGTGATTTTATAAAAACTACGCAACGCTTAATTTCGGCAGGACAAGGCATAAGCTATGAGTCAACATCACGAGATTTAAGCAGTGCAAATTATTCATCTGCAAGGCAAGCGACAATCGAAGATGAAGAAACGTTCACACCCGAAGTTCAAAAATTACAAGATGAATTTTTGGACGAAACATACGAAACATTTGTTATATCGGCAGTTTTATCGGGTGCAATTCAATGCCCTGATTTTTGGACAAATAAAGAAAAATACTTAGAACACGAATGGAACAGAAAACCGAAAAAGTGGATAGACCCTCAAAAAGAGGCTAATGCAAATAAAATTGCTATCACAACGGGGCAGAAAACTCTAAATGATATTTGGAGGGAAGACGGAAAAGACTTCAAAACTGTTCTTGACGATATGAAAAAAATTGAGGAATATGCAAATCAAATCGGACTTGATTTGAACTTTCCTTACTTGAAAGGAGGTGGGGAAAATGCAAAATGAAAGATTTAAGGGTATGCAAACCCGAGAAATGCAGCTAAGCGGAATTAGAGTGTTGAATGAAGATGATAGAACTGTTGAGTTATCGTTTTCTTCCGAAACACCTATTGAGCGTTGGGGAGCGTTTGAGGTTTTGTCGCATACCAAAAGTGCGGTACAGTTGAACAGAATATTGACAACAGGCTGTTTATTATATAACCATAACCGAGATACCGTTATTGGTAAGATATGTTCGGCGAAAGTCGAAAATAAGCGAGGTGTTGCGGTAGTTCAATTTGATGAAGATGAAAAAAGCGATATTATTTTTCAAAAAGTCAAAAATGGTTCATTGAGAGGTGTATCGGTGGGATATACAATTCAGGACTATAAAAAAGACGTAACCGGACAGGGTGAGGCACGACAAGTCACCTATACCGCAACAAAATGGGAACCGTATGAAATATCTATTGTTTCTGTTCCGGCAGACATATCTGTTGGAGTCGGGAGAAGTATGGAAGATGACATAACCCAAAAATCAAACATAAGAATGTTTGAAAACCAAATTAAACTAAATGAAAATTTATTAATGGAGGAGGCAAAATCAGATGCTTAAAAAGTTAATTGCGATGCAAAAAAGAATAATGGACACCGCTAAGGCGGAAAAAAGAGAACTAAATGAAGGCGAACAACGTGACTTTAATTTGTTGCAGAGTTTGATTGACAACATTCGTTCAGAAGAAAATAACGGCCAAGGAAACGCAAAACCAACAGAAAATCAAGGCGAACAACCAACAGAACCTGAAGGTGCAAGACAGTTTGATACCGGATATTCTGCTAATGATGCCGCACAAATCACATCATTGTGTAGAAGTTTTAACGTAGATGCCACGGAATATCTTCAAAAAGGTATGTCGTTAGATAGCGTAAGAGCGGCAATAATTGATGAATTGATGAACCGTCAAAAACCTGTAAGCAGTCATATACAGGTTACAGATGATGAGGGTGACAAATTCAGACGAGCAGCGACAGACGGTATTTTGTTGCGTTACGGAGTAAGTGTACAAAATCCGTCAGAGGGTTCAAACATTTACAACGGTGTAACAATCCGTGAAATTGCCATTGAGTGCTTGGAGCGTGAACACGGTGGACAAGATTTTAGACATATGAATATCGAAGATATTTATAGCCATTGTTATAGAGAATTTTATAATCCTACATCGGCATTCCCGTCAATACTTGACGATGTTGTAAAAAAATCATATGTTGCAGGATTACAGAAACAAAAGACACAGTTTGATAAATGGGTAGGCGTGGGTTCGTTACCGAACTTCAAAAAGACAACTAATCATGAATATTTAATGTCACTTGGCGGAGAACTTGAACAGGTCAAAGAAAACGGCGAATTGCCGGCATATACACCGGTTGATGTTCCAATGCCTGAACGTCAGCTAAAGACATATGGTCGTCAATTCACAATGACCCGTGAGGCGTTTATTAATGATGATATTGGACTATTGACAACAATGCCGCAAAGATATGCTGCTCTATCTGCAAATACTCAAAATAAACTTGTGTATCAAATCTTGACACAAAATAAGAAGATTTATGACGGTAAAGCATTATTCAGTGCCGAAAGAGGTAATACACTTCAAAAAGGTACAAAGCCAACGATAGAGTCTATCGAACGAATGATTTATCTGTTAGGAATGCAAAAAGACGAGGCAGGCGACCAACTTATGCTTATGCCGGATTTGTTTATTGTTCCGTTGGGTATGGGAACAGACCTAAGAACAATTCTATATTCACCTACTATACATACACCGGAAAACACACAAGCCGTAAATCCGTATTTGGGAATGAATTTCACTGTTGTTGAAGATACAACATTGAATGCACAGGTGAAAGCCGGAAATCCTGTACCTTGGTTTATGGGTGTCAAGGGCGAAACTATCCAAATTGATTATCTAAACGGTCAAAAAGAGGCTACAATCCGCAGGTCTGAACAGGCAGGTAAGTTGGGATTTGTATGGGACGTATATCACGATTTCGGTATAACCGTAAAACACCCTCAAACAATAATCAGAAATCCGGGTGTAGAGATAGATATGAGTGAATAATCATGATAGGTTATTGGGGATATTTGCAGTTTGAAACCAATGACGATTGGTTACAGTATCCATCCAACATAGAACGTACCGTCAAGGGGCGGTACGCTACGTTCTATCCCGGTGACGGCAGCAGAGCAAAGCGACAATTCAAAGGAGCAGAAACAGGTACACTCACATTTACAATGTATTTAGACCAACGTTTCAACTCAAATCTGCGAGATTTGTTGGCGGAGATGGCAGATTGGGTTAATACAGGTGTAGCAGGTGAATTGGTTATAGGTAATCGTTCTTACGGATATAATATGTGGGTTTGTACCAAAATGGTTGAAAAGTTCAAAGAAGTAATACACGGCGGTATTATTACGAGAGCAGAAGTAGAAGTCACATTGGAGGAGTGCTGAATGTTCACTGTTGATTTATCTGTTGAAAAAACTCAAATGACATCTGATGAAGTGTTATTATTGCAAAAAAATATTGCATTTTGGTTAAACACCCCGAGGGGAAGTCTACCGCAAATGCGTGATTTCGGATTGAATTATGATGTTATAGACGAACCACTTCAAACATTTAAAATGAAAATAACTGTTGATACAATTAGCAAAGTGCGTGAGTTATACGGGGTGAAAATAAAAACAATCAATGTAACTGCCGATGAAAACGGCAAAGCAACTTTAAAAATAACGATATGAGGAGGAGTAAAAAATGAAAGCTACATATGTGCAAAAAGGCGAAAATATCAATTATAAAAATCCGACAGAGGATAAAATAACGCTCGGCACACTGATTATAATTGGTGCGATATGTGCCGTTGCGGCGGATGATATTGAACCGGGCGAAATAGGAACTGTTGCAACCACAGGTTCTTGGAATGTTCCAAAGGATAACACAGCAATAGAAATCGGTGAGAAAGTCTATTACGACAGTGAAAATGATGTTGCAACAAAGACCGCTAAAGACAATGTTATAGGTTATGCAATCGAAAGTGCAGATGCCGAAAGTTCTACTGTAAAAGTTAAATTGAATGGTTGATAATATGGATTTCAAGGAAATATTGCAAGATGATATTAACAATGCGTTTTTGGATAGTTCGGAATTTGCAGAGGTACATAATTTAAACGGTCAAGAAGTTAATATTGTTATTGATGACAATGTGACTGACGGAACAGAAACAGGAATATACGGAATATCTCAAAAAATTGATGATGGATTGTACAAGGGCGATAAAGTCATTTATATCTCGACCGAGGATACCAAAAGACCTCCGCCCGGCAATATGTTAGTATTGGATAATATCAGATATACCATTGTTTCAACGACCGAACAATGCGGAATGTATATGGTCGTAATCAGGAAAATAGGCGTGAGGTAAAGACAATGGAAGTAGTAGTTCTTGTTGAAGTTGATGAGGCATTACAATATGCCCGTCAAAAGTTGGGTGCAATGCAAAAGAAAGCACCGCAAGCGGTGAGAACCGCATTGAATAAAACTGCACGAGAGGCAAAAAAACAAGATGAAAGAATAACCAAACAGACATATACCGCCAAGGGTGATATACATTCATTACAATTCAAAAAGGCTACAACGGCTAATTTGCAAGCAATTTTAAAGGATAAGGGTTCTAATATATCAATGTCACATTTCAGAACGTATGTCGGCAAAAAAAGAATTTCTGCGGTGATTAATACAAAACACGGTAGAAGAAACCTCGGCAAATACGGGAATAAAGCATTTTTTTGGAATACGATTTTCGTTCGTGAGGGACAATCAAGATTGCCGATTGAAAAAATGGCATCTATATCATCTCCGGTTATGCACGGTAACGATAATACTTGGGGAACAATCGAAGATGATGTAAGAAGCAAGCTATACGAGAATATAGACAAGGAAATTGAAAGGATATTAGGATTATGACGGAAGTTGATTTGCAAAAAGAAATACGAAAAATTATAGTTCAAGAATTAATACCCGATATGAAAATTTTTGAGACGAATACATTTAAAGGATTTCTTCAAGATATACCACTTGACCTTGGTTACGGTGATGAAACTGAAATTGTTGATAAAAACGTTCCGTGCTGCATTGTAAAAATAAATGCAGGGGAAATAAACGGAGCAAGTAAACCCGAAACAGTTACGGTTGAAATAATCATTGTAATCAAAGATGAAAGCGAAGATATGTCGGGTTATCAGACGTTGATGGTGGTTATCAATCGTATACGAGATTATTTTACTGCAAATGTTGGCATTCAAAACAAATATCGTATGAAATATCCGATAAAATGGGGTATTAATGATAATACAATAGCACCGTATTTTGTAGGTAATTTGATTACACAATGGGATATTGAGCGTATGCCATTTCATGACATTGCAAGGTTTTTGTAATAAGGAGGTTAAAACATGGCAAGAACGAAGAAAGCAGATACTGAAACGACCGTTCAAGAAACAGTATCAGAAGAAACAACAGAAGTTTCCGCTGTTGAAAATTCAAATAAAGTGGCGGAAAGTCAGGGCAAGCCTGAACAAAAAGACGGACAAAAAATATATATAGGAGTATCAGTACCGGGAATGAAATCGGGAACGGTATTCACAGGGAAAATTCCGAAAGTGATAGATGTAGATTTTGTGCGTGAATTATGTGTGCCGATAGAAAAGCTGAGTGAAACGCTGAAAAAGAAAGCTGTTACCGGAAGTCGTGTAGCATACTGCTATCAGCAATCGGCAAAGTTGGCACAGCAACTAAAGAAATAGGAGGTTAAAATAATATGGCATATTTACACGGAGTATATCCGACAGAAAAAAGCGAAACGGCGGTATCACTATCGACCACTACACAAGTACAAGTGGTTATCGGTACAGCACCGATACATATGTTAGACAATCCGTCAGAGGCGGTTAATAAGCCTATACTTTGTGAAAGCAAAGAGGATTGTTATAAAAAGATTGGTTATTCAACCGATTTTTCAAAATACACATTGTGTCAATCAATGTTTGCATCGTTCTTTAAAATAGGAGTTGCACCTGTTGTGTTTGTAAATGTCTTAGACCCGGAAAAGCACAACAAAGAAGTAACGGACAAAGAATTTGTTGTACAGGATAATTCAATTTTGATTGACGATGCGGTAATTTTATCAACGTTAAAACTAACGGCGGCAAGCAATACAATTTCTTCCGAGGATTATGTAACCGAGTGGGTAGATGAAAAACTTTCGATTATTTTCAAGAATAAAATCGAGGGTAATGTTACAGCTACATATAAAAGTATCGCTCCCGAAAAGGTTACAGAAAATGATATTATCGGTTCATATGATACTGAAACAGGTGTAAGAACGGGTACAGAGTTAATTAAAATGGTATATCCAATGTATGGTGTCATTCCGTTTGTGCTTATTGCACCGGGTTGGACAGAAACAGATACCGTTGGTGCGGTTTTAGAACAGAAAACCGAAGAAATCAACGGTTGTTTCAAAGGCATTACCATTATAGATTTGGACAGTCAAACAAGCAAAACACGTTCAGCAGTTATAAAAGATAAACAAGCACGAACAGTAAATGCCAACACAATAGCCGTTTATCCAAAGATAAAAAAGGACGGATATGTATTATCATATTCTGCGTGGTTGGCTGCAATTATAATGAAACAGGCAACGGAAAATGAAGGCGTTTTCTGCAAGTCACCATCTAATATCAATATTGATATTGACGATTGTATCACCGCAGACGGTACAAGAGTTTTGTATGATGGCGAAGATGGAAACGAATTGAACGGTGAGGGTATTGTAACAATAATTGCCCGAAACGGTTGGTATACATGGGGTAATAATACGGCAGTATATCCCGAAATTACCGACACTAAAAACCGTTGGATAATGGCACGTTTGGCATTTGCATTTGTTGAAAATGAATTTATAATGTCAAAAATTCAGACCATAGATACAGAATTGTCACCGAAAAACATTGAAAACGCAGTAACCGAAGAAAATATCAGACTTGCTGCATTAACGGCAGGCGGATATATTTTGGGAGGTAAAATGTTATACGACAAGGCAGATAATTCGAATGAGTCTATCCTAAACGGACAGTTTAAATTCAGAACGCAAATTGCTACAAACATTCCGACAGAATTTATAGAAAATACGTTTGAATTTGATGCGGAAACCGTGCAAAACGCAATATTAGGAGGTGAGCAGTAATGTCAACAACAACCATTCCAACACAAATTATTGATTTCAATATATATAATGCCCCAAACAAATTGATAGGTGCAGGTGATGAAGTTACATTACCTAAAATCGTAAGTAAAACATATACGGCGGCATTGGCAGGAGGCGATATTGACCTGCCGGGTTTAACTACGGAAAATATGGAAATGGAAGTACCGTTTAATGTATTTGACAAAGAGGCAGCAAGCACAATGAGCATTTCCAAGGTAAATACATTAATAATCCGTAGTTGTCAGCAGAAAGCGGATACAAAGACACACAATCTATCTTATGACGGCTTGAAATTGACTATTCGTGGTTTTACCAAAGAAGTTGATTTAGGAACATTAAAACGTTCCGACAAGATGGACAGTAAAATCACAATGACATTAACGTACATAAAGATTGAAGATAGTTCAACGGTATTCCTTGAAATTGATAAATTCAACGGAACATTTATTGTCAACGGAAAAGATGTCAGAGAGGGAATAAACAAGTACCTATAATGATGCAACGATTGCGGAGGCTACTATGGGAAAAGAATTAGAATTGGCGATTAAAATCGGTGGTAAAATTGATAAGTCGTTAGGTTCGGCAATTAATGCAGCACAAAGTCAATTAAATACCATAAACAAGAGTTTAAACGGAGCAGGAATGGCGATAGCCGCAGGAGTGGCAACGGTAACGACCAAATTAGTAGTAGACAGTGTTAATACATATAAAGATTATCAATCAGCATTAAACAGTGCGGCGGCAACAGCAGGCGTAGAACGTGGTACGGCAGAATACGAGGCTATGGATAAGGCGGCACGAGAGGCAGGGCGTACAACCGTGAAAACGGCACAAGAAAGTGCAAATGCACTTGAATATATGGCACTTGCCGGGTGGAGTGTTGAAGATAGTACAACGGCTTTAATGCCCGTATTAAAACTATCTGCTGCAACAGGTGCTGACCTTGCAACTACTTCCGATTTGGTTACTGACAGTATGGCAAATCTCGGTTTAGGCATTGGAGATTTAAACCATTATCTTGATGTGTCGGCAACGGCAAACAACAAATCAAATCAAACAGCCATGCAGTTACAAGAGGCGTATTTAGGTGTTGGTGGTGTACTGAAAAATCTAAATTCACCGATTGAGGAAAGTGCTGCGGTTTTGGGGGTATTAGCAAACAGAGGTACAAAGGGCAGTGAAGCAGGTACGGCGTTAAATGCAATTCTTGTTAATATGCAAAAACAAAGTGGTGATGCGTATGAAGCTATGTCAAAACTTGGTGTGTCAATGTATGACAGTAGCGGCAAAGCACGTTCAATTCTTGATGTATTCCAAGAAATATCAGATAAAACATCAGGAATGACAGAAGAAAATCGAAATTTGATGTATCAAATGATAGGTGGCAAATCACACTTGGACAGTTTTGCTAAAATTATGCAAGGTTTTACCACAGATACGGCAGACGGGCAAAAAGAAGTATACTCACTTGTAAATGCCTTTAAAGATTGTGACGGAGCATTAGACAAGCTATACGGTATAAAAACTGATACGCTTGAAGGTTCGTTAGCAACATTAAACAGTGCATATGATGATATGAAAATATCAATAGGTGAGTCAATCGCTCCAATACTGAAAAATTCAGTTGAGAATTTAACGGCGAAAATACCCGATATTCAAAATATTATCATAAATTCATTAGAGAAAATCATACCTGCGGCATCTAAAGTATTAGATTACGTTATTG